AAACAGGGTTTTCGATAAAAATCAGTGTCCACTTTACGGGGACATCACTTCTCAGGAGCTGAAAAGTGGTGTCCGAAAAGTGAGATTTATGAAAGGGTTCGTGTCCATTTTTATGGGTACAGTTTATGTAACGCAGGTGACACGCGCTGTAACGCTCCTACAGGACATAACATAACAGGACATAACATAACCAATGATTTATTTAGTGGTGGTGGTGGTAACGCGCGCGCGGACGCGAGCGAAAGTATCCCTGTTGAAAATCCTGTGGAAAACTACATGGACGAGTACGGCCTTGACAGGTTCTTTGCGGCAGAAGATGTGAAGCCGGATATCGCAAGGCTGACGCAGCAGCTGTTTTCAGGCCTTACCAGCAGGAAGCCTACACCGGCAGACGAAACGCAGGTGTTTCAGGCGGTCACAAAGGCTGAAAGAGACCCTCTGACGGATAAATGGCGGCGCTGGATAGATGAGGACGCAAGAGACCTGCTTATCCACGCCTTCAGGATAGCGTCTGACAGCGGCAAAGGCGGCGACTGGAATTACATCAACGGCATTCTTGTCCGCTTCCATCAGCGCGGCATAAAGACCGTGAACGACGCTGAAGACTTCCAAGCAGACCGGGACATGGCAAAAGAAGGCATGTTTTGAGGAGGTGGGGAGCTCATGGGCGGAAAGAACAGACCAGCAAACCGCAACAAATACTGGGCCTGCCCCTTCTTCAAGTGGGACGGAGCAAGAGATGTGAACTGCGAGGGCGGGCGGATATCATTCCCTTCGCCCGACGCAGCGAACGAGTACATGAACGCTTTCTGTGCCAACAATCCCGGCTGGGAAGGCTGCACCGTCGCAAGAAAACTGTACGAGTATTACGAAAGGACCGAAGAGGACTATGAGAAACGTGGATAAGATCAAGAGCCTGAACAACCAGATCGGGGCTCTCATTCGCAGAAGAGAAGAGCTCAGCAAGGAGATCGAAAAGCTCCACAAGGCGAACATGGAGATTCAGGCGGCCAGCAACGCCGTGGTGATCTCAATAGCGCTTGCCTGCGGAGAAAAGCAGGAAGACGGCAGCTTTACGCTGACCTTCCCGAAGGCTGACCTTGCAGAGAATATCAGCAAGTACAGGATAAAAGCGCGGGCTGAAGGCGATATGCGCATCGTAACCGTTTCGCCGTCAAAGGAGGCCGAAAGTGGGACTGACGCAGAAGGAAATTAACAGGCTCTCCCCTGCCGCGCAGCGCAAGATCAGAGACGCGGAGAAAAATAGGCGCGAGAGCAGGACAGCTCCGGCAAGGAAATATCACAACACCCCCTGCGACTATCAGATGCCGGACGGCAGCGTAAAGCATTTCGACAGCGTAAAAGAGTGCCGGCGCTTTGCAGAGCTCATGCTGCTTCTCAAAGCTGGGGAGATATCCGAGCTTGAATGCCAGAAGGAATACGTCCTCATACCGGCACAGAAAAAGCCAGATGGAAAGACGGAACGCGCCTGCAAATACGTGGCGGACTTCGTTTACAAGGACATAACCGGCGAGACCGTCGTCGAAGACGTGAAAGGCTACCGGGACCCGAAGAGTGCGGGCTACGCAAAGTTCGTGATCAAGCGAAAGCTCATGCTCTCCCTTTACGGCATCGCCGTGCAGGAGATCTGACATGAAGCGCGTGATATTCGATATGAGCTTTGCAGTAGACGTGCCGGAAGGCACCGCAGACCGGCTTGCAAGGCTCATGGAGCGATTTATCAACGAGGTTTGCAGAATTATACCTACGCCGAAAATGAGCGTAGGAGTGGGCGATATAAGCCCGGAAAGGAATGACGATGTATGACGAAAATAACAAGCACTGCATAGAGTGCCGTTGTCCCAGCTGCACAGCCTTCCAATCTGACGACTGTTTAGAAGGTGCTGACTGCTGCGACCGCTGTAACAACGAAACACATACAGGCGATTGTGCATGGTTCGAGGACTTGTATGAGTAAGCAAGTCCGGAAGACGTGACGATAATGCTGGCGAGAGTAGCACAATGGCAGTGCTTCGGTGTTTGATAAGGCGTAGTCCCGCGAAACAGCCTTGATGCGCGTTCGAATCGCGTCTCTCGCACCAATTCTACGTGGACACAGGAAGTCCAAATGTACGGTACATGGCAATGTGCAGCGCAGTTCGACTCTGCAAGCTCGAAGGTTCGACTCCTGACAGCGCCGGTGCAACATCATTGTCCTTCCGAGAAGTCGTATGGGTGGATAGGTCCTGAAAAGAAGCCCCTCAAGCCATGATGTTGTAATTGCGGAACGAGCTATCGTCCCAAAAGCATGGCATTCAGAATAGCTGGCAGCCGGGAAAGACCGGCTTATTTATCCCGTCAATGATAGTGATTTTCAGGAAGGAGAAGAAAAATGCTTAACACCACAGAATGTGCCGTGGCTCCAAGACAGACCATAGCAGACATCAGTCGCCAGATCGGCGAAGAAATCGAAGAGTTGACCATGCTCTCCGGCGCTCTTAACAGGTTTGTTACCGGAGAAGAAGACGTGAACAGAGAGCCCGCCCCCGATGTTCGGTGCTTCAACGATGATCTCATGGACAAGGAACGGGGACTGCGAAAAGTACGCGCCAACCTGCGCAGCGTGGTCGATGCTATCGGCGTAAACGTATAGCGGCCATAACGGGAAACAATCACCCCCAGAACGCTTAAAAAGTGTTCTGGGTTTTCCCATTTTCGGATATGGGAACCCCTTTTCTTTTATTTATTTTCTTTTAGGGAGGGTTTTAATAAATAATTCCTGATATATGCCCTTTATCGTCCCTATTCACAAAAAACCGAGGCTCTAATCGCCCGTTTGAGCGAAAAAAGAAAAGGCGGTTGATATTCTATACCTGCAAAATCAAATGCTTTTGAAGGGAGGTATGGCTTCATGGCACGGCAAAGTAAATACGAGGCGAACGTGAAGCCGCACCTTGAGAAGATCGCAGACTGGGTATCGAAGGGAGCTTCGCAGGAAGAGATCGCTAAAAAGCTGCATATCACGAAGAGCACACTGGCGCTGTACCTGAAAAAAGGCAGAGACGGTATAGAGCCCTACAAGGAGTTTTCGGACTGTTTCGCGCGGGCATGTGAAGAACCGGACGATAACGTAGAGGCTGCACTATACAAGTCTGCTCTCGGCTATACCGTAGATCTGCAAAAGACGTTCAAGATCAAGAAATCGGAGTTCGACCCGGTAACCGGAAAGAAGATAGCGGAATACGAGGAGCTTGTAACGGGCATAGATCAGCAGCATGTGCCGGCGAATGTAGAAGCACAGAAGTTCTGGCTTGCGAACCGCAGGCGCGACAAGTGGTCATATAAACCGGAGACCGGAGGAGACCCGGACGGAGAAGGCGACACTCACGGCATTGTGATGATACCGGAGGTTATGCAGCATGAGTAACGTCGTATGGCAGCCGCAGGAAAAGCAAAGGCTGTTTATGAGCCGCTTTGAAGACGAGGCGCTGTATGGCGGCTCTGCCGGCGGCGGTAAATCTGATGCTCTCGTTATAGAGGCTCTCCGTCAGGTGAACGTGCCGCACTATAAGGCTCTCATCATCCGTAAGACCTTCCCGCAGCTATCAGAGCTCATAGACAAAACGCAGAACTATTACCGCAGGGCGTTTCCGGGAGCAAGGTATAACGGCACCACGCACACATGGACATTTCCTTCCGGCGCGAAGATCATTTTCGGCAGTATGCAGCACGCAAAGGACAAGTTCCAGTATCAGGGGCAGGCGTATGACTTCATAGCCTTCGACGAGCTGACACACTTCACGTGGGACGAGTACAACTACCTTTTCTCCCGGAACAGGCCGAACGGACCCGGCACAAGGGTTTATATAAGGGCGACGGCAAACCCCGGCGGCGTTGGTCACGGCTGGGTAAAGGAGCGGTTCATAACCGCAATGAAGCCCATGACAACGATCTGGGACGACGTGGAGATCATATTCCCTGACGGACACACGGAGAGCAGAAAGAAGAGCCGGATATTTGTTCCGTCCTCCGTCTTCGACAATCCTGCCCTGCTGGCGAACGACCCGGACTATCTGACGCGCCTTGCCTCTATGCCGGAGGCAGAAAGAAAAGCGCTGCTGTACGGAGACTGGGACAGCTTCTCCGGGCAGGTATTTACAGAATGGCGCAACGATCCTGATCACTACGAAGACCGGCGCGGAACGCACGTCATATCGCCGTTCAAGATTCCGCAGGACTGGGCTATCTGGTGTGGGCTGGACTGGGGATATTCAAGACCGTTTTCCGTGGGCTGGTATGCCGTGGACAGAGAGCGCAGGCTGTACCGGATACGCGAATATTACGGCTGCACAGGCACGCCAAACACCGGCGTTATGCTGGAGCCTTCAGAAGTCGCCCAGAAAATGCGGGAGATCGAAGCAGAAGACCCGAACCTGAAAGACCGAAAGATTCACCGCGTCGGAGACCCCGCTATCTGGGGCAGCGACGGGACCGAGAGTATAGGAGCACTGTTTGAGCGGCAGCGCGTGTACTTCGAGAAAGGAGACCACGCACGCATAAACGGCAAAATGCAGGTGCATCACCGGCTGGCGTTCGATGAAAACGGCGTTCCCCTGCTCTACGTCTTCAATACCTGCAAGCATTTTATCAGGACGGTCCCGAACCTCGTTTACGACGAGAGCAACGTGGAGGATATCGACACCGAGGGCGAAGATCACATTTACGACGAGCTGCGCTATGTGTGCATGAAGAACCCGATCGCGCCGCGTCCCCGCGTCGTGGAAAAACCGAAACCGTATGACCCGCTGTCAACGGACAGCCCAGTTTACACCGAGTACGGTAGATACGACTTCTACCGCAAATATTGAACAGGAGGTAACACAAATGCCAAGTATCTTTGGAAGAAGGCCGCAGGCTCCGCCCGCGCAGCCCATCAGCGTACCCGGCGTGCAGCCGCCGGAAGGCATCGACCCGCAGGCGGCAGCCATGCTGCTTATGCGCAGCCAGACGCAGCAGATCATCGGAGAAAAAGAGATCGCGGAGGCTGCGTCTATCCTTGCCGAGTATAAGCGCGGCAAATCAAATCTGGAAGAGCGTATCGTTCAGGATGAAATGTGGTGGGAGCTCCGGCATTGGGAAGCCATCAAGGGCAGACAGCGTGCGGACAACAAGGAAGGAGCGCCGCAGCCCACAAGCGCGTGGCTCTTCAATTCCATCCTTAACAAGCACGCGGACGCTATGGACAACTACCCGGAGCCTATCGTGCTGCCGCGTGAAGCGAGCGATCAGGACAGCGCAAAGGTCCTCTCTTCCGTTCTGCCGGTCGTCATGGAGTACAACGAATACGAGCAGGTGTATTCGGATAACTGGTGGGAGAAGCTCAAGCACGGTACCGCTGCGTACGGTGTTTTCTGGAACAAGGACAAGGAAAACGGGCTGGGCGATATCGACATCAGAGGCATTGACCTTCTGAAAATCTTCTGGGAGCCCGGTATTACCGATATCCAGAAGTCGCGCAACCTGTTTATCGTCGATCTCGTTGATGAAGACCTGCTCGACCAGATGTACCCGGAGCTCGCAGGCAAGCTCAAAGGCAATGCCGTCGATGTGAAGGAGTATATCTACGACGACACCGTAGACACGTCGAAGAAGAGCGTCGTCGTGGACTGGTACTACAAGCGCAAGGCACCGGACGGCAGGACCATCCTTCATTACGTGAAGTTCGTCGGAAACCAGCTGCTTTATGCCTCGGAGAATGAGCCGGAGTATCAGCAGCGCGGCTTTTATGATCACGGCCTCTATCCGGTCGTCTTCGACTGTCTCTTCCCGGAGAAAGGCACGCCGGTCGGCTTTGGATACGTGGCGATCTGCAAAGACCCGCAGCTGTATATCGACAAACTCTCTGCGAATATCCTCGAAAGCTCTCTCATGGCGACGAAGAAGCGCTATTTCATGAGCGACAGCACGAACGTAAACGAGGACGAGTTCTTAGACTGGAATAAGCCCATTGTGCACGTGGAAGGCGAGCTGAACGATACCCGCATCCGCGAGATCGTCTGCCAGCCGCTCAATGATATCTACGTGACCGTGGCGCAGATGAAGGTCGAGGAAATGAAGGACACCGCAGCGAACCGCGACGTAAACTCCGGCGGCTACGGTTCCGGCGTTACCGCTGCCGCTGCTATTGCAGCCCTTCAGGAGGCGGGCAACAAGGCCAGCCGCGACATGATCGCTGCTGCGTACCGCGCCTACGTCAATATCTCCGAGCTCGTGATCGAGCTTATGAGGCAGTTCTACGACGAGGCACGCGCCTTCCGCATCATGGCACCGAACGGAACCGGCGATTACCAGTTCGTGAACGTGGACAATTCCAAGATCAAAGACCAGCCCATTGGGCGGGACCCGGCAACCGGCGCTCTGCTCTACCGCAGGCCGGTATTCGATCTGAAGATCAAGGCACAGAAGAAGAACCCGTTCTCCCGCATGGAGCAGAACGAGCTGGCGAAAGAGCTTTACAGTCTGGGCTTCTTCAATCCGAACAAGGCGCAGGAGGCATCCATCGCCATTGATCTCATGGAGTTTGAGGGCGTAGATCAGATCAAAGAGAAAATCAATCAGGGACAGACCCTTCTCAACCTCTGCCAGCAGCTTCAGCAGGAGAATATGGTTCTCAAAGCGCTTGTGCAGGGCCTTACCGGGAAGCCTGTCACCGGCGGCGTAGGAGCCGCTAATCCGTCCGCTGCGGGCGGAAATGCTCCCGGAGGCATAATTCCTCAAGGCAGCGGAAATGGCGCGTCAGCGGGGCTTGCAAGTGGCATTATGCAGGCGCAAACACCCATGACCGGCTACGGCCAGCGACTTGCACAGCGCAGCACGCCGAACGCGGAGACGAAGAGTAACGCGGCGAACCCCGGAGGCAGATCATGACGAAGGTGTATTTAGAGCGCAACGGCGATCGGTACACCGTGGCGTGCAAAGATCATGCTACCGGCAGCGAGGCGGTATGTGCTGCCGTCTCCACCCTCTGCTATACTCTCGCCGGATATCTGCACAATATCCCCTGCGAGATCGAAAAAGAAGAGCTGCTTCCCGGAGACGCACGCATAGCCTTTTATGGCAAAAACCAGCTCGCACGGGCGGCATTTGACATGATCTGCGTAGGCTTTTTGCAGCTTGCAGCGAGCTATCCGGACTTCGTTTCGGTAGAAATTCAAGAAATCGAATAATTTTCTCCGATCTTTGAGCGAAATAATCTGTTTCGCTTGCTACGATGAAGATGTCATTCCTGCTACACCGTAAAATCGAGGCTTCGGAAGGCGTGAAATATCGCCTTCCGGGCTCCGGTGTAGAGGCAATAACCGGCGCACGGAGCCGTTAAGTCCGCGAGAAAGAGAGGAAAACTCTATGAAACACTTGCTGAAGATCAACCTGCACCTGTTTGAAGGCGGCGCAGCCGGCGGAGACGGTGCGGGCGCAGGCGCGGCAGCTCCTGCTGGCAGCACACAGGGCGATACCAACAATAATCCCGGTTCCACCCGCCGGGGCAAATCGGGCGAATACGCAAACGTTGTATTCGGTAAGCAGACCGGCGCGGCAGCTTCCGGCGTTACCAATGCAGCAGACCCGTCGCAGGCCGCCGCTGCTGACAACAATACTGGCGTACAGGTTACGTCAAACACTCTGGACGAGAGGCGTAGGGCCTTTCAGGAGCTCGTGAACGGCGAGTACAAGGATATCTATACCGAAGAGACGCAACGCATGATCAACCGGCGCTTCAAGGAGACCGCCAATCTTCAGGCCCGCGTCGATGAGACGCAGCCGCTTGTGGATATGCTCATGCAGCGCTACGGAATCAAGGACGGCAACATGAAAAGCCTCATAGCAGCTGTCGATAACGACGACGCTTATTGGAGCGAAGCCGCAGATGAGGCCGGTATGTCCGTCGATCAGTACAAGAAGTTCCAGAAGCTCCAGCGCGAGAACGAAGAGTTCAAGCGTTCCGAAGAAGCCAAGCGCGGTGCACAGTTCGTGCAGGCGCAGACGCAGAAGTGGTACAAGGAAGCGGAAGCTGTCAAGGCCAAGTTCCCCGGTTTCGACTTCGGCACAGAGCTTAAAAACCCCGCGTTTATCTCCATGCTTAAGTCCGGCACCCCCGTCGAGCACGCCTATAAGGTGCTGCACTTCGACGAGCTTGTAGGCAATGCCGTCAATGTGACCGCTGCGCAGACGCAGCAGGCTGTTGTCGCCAACGTCCGGGCACGCGGCGCAAGGCCGCAGGAGAACGGAACAGCTGCCCAGAGTGCGTTCACTGTCAAGGACGATGTTCATAAGCTGTCCAAGAAGGACCGCGCAGAGATCGCCCGCAGAGTTGCACGAGGAGAAAAGATCAGCTTTTAAGCCCTCAATGCTCCCCGTGTAGAAACATCACGAAGGGAGATTACAGACCATGAAGAAATTTTATCTGTTGAGCATGATGCTCAACCTCTTCGCCGGTAACACCAACGTCACCACCGACACCGGTCTTTCCGACGAAATGAAAACCTATTACTCTGACTATCTGATCGACCTTGCCGAGCCTGAGCTCGTGCACGATCAGTTCGGCCAGAAGCACCCCATCCCCAAGAACGGGGGCAAGATCATCGAGTTCCGCAAGTACAGCCCGCTGCCGAAGGCGCTCACCCCTCTCACTGAAGGCGTGACCCCGAACGGCCAGAAGCTGACCATGAGCGTGATCACCGCGACCGTCGCTCAGTACGGCGGCTTCGTGGAGCTCTCCGATATCCTGCTCCTGACCGCCATCGACAACAACCTCGTTCAGGCGACCGAGCTGCTCGCTTCTCAGGCTGGCAGAACTCTGGACACCATCACCCGCGAGGTTCTCAACGGCGGCACCAACGTTCTCTACGCCAACGGCAAGCTGGCCAGAAACCAGCTCGTAGGCGGCAGCGCCACCGCATCCAACAACGATTATCTGACCGTTGACGAGGTGCGCAAGGCTGTCCGTGCGCTGAAGGTGCAGAACGCGCAGAAGATCAACGGCTACTACGTCGGCATCATCCACCCGGACTGCGCTTACGATCTCATGTCCGACCCCAAGTGGGTTAACGTGAAGACCTACTCCGACCCGGAGGGTATTTACGAGGGCGAGATCGGCAGAATTGAGGGCGTTCGCTTTGTCGAGACCAGCGAGGCGAAGATCTTCGCAGGCGCTGGCTCTTCCAGCAGAGACGTATACAGCACCCTCATTCTCGGCGCAAATGCCTACGGCGTGACCGAGCTCTCCGGCGGCGGCCTCCAGCACATCGTAAAGCAGCTCGGTTCTGCCGGTACTGCTGACCCGCTCAACCAGAGAGCGACCGCAGGCTGGAAGGCCACAAAGGTTGCGGAGCGCCTTGTGGAGCAGTACATGATCCGCATCGAGAGCGCATCCACCTTCGCGGCTGGCGCGAACTAATACGCTTCTCACTTGAGCATTGGCCGCCTCTCGGCTTCGTCTGACTGGCGGCCAATTACAAAAACAGGAGGTAATGACATGGCAAAAGCCAAAGTGACCGAAGAAGAAAAGGTCGTTGCTGAAGAAGTGATCGCTGAACAGGAAGCTCAAAAGGAGCTTACCGAAGAGGAAAAGAAGGCTGCTGAAGATGCTTATCTGAAGGAGCTCGTTCCGTTCTATGCGTTCAAGGACAACGACAAGTACAAAGACGATATCATGGTTGGCGTGAACGGCAAGATGTTCCAGATTCAGCGCGGCGAGGAAGTCATGATTCCCCGCTATGTTCGCAACGTGATCGAGCAGAGCATGGCGCAGGACGCGAACACCGCGAAGCTCATCGAAAGACAGTCCAGCGAGTTTGCTGCCGAGGCAAGGAGCCGCAACGTCTGATCTTCTTCAAAACAGAATACCTACCGCGAGACTTTATGTCAGTTAAAAGCAGTTACGACACGGCGTAGCAGGCCGGGAGGCTATCCCCTCTCGCTTGCTTCGCCGTTTCTCTTAAAGAAAGGACATCATTTATGGGAGCAAGAATAATACCCGTAACAGTCGAAAACGACTACATGATCGGTGCGGGCGTTCCTATCGGCTCCGCTGGCAGTGCCAAAGATGTGTCTTTGCAAATCACGTTCGGTAACAGCTGGGATGGCTACGAGAAGCGCATCAACTGGGTAGACAGTCACGGCGAGAACGCTACGCTTACGCTTCTCACGGACAATCTCCTTGAAAGCGGCTCCGACAATGTTTATATCGTGCCGGTCCCGGCAGGCCCCAAGACCTATCAGGGAAACATGATGGTTACCGTGCAGGGCTACACGATCAGCGGCGGCAGCATCGAGCAGGTACAAGTGTCCACAACGGCATATTTCAAGGTGCTCCCTTCTGACTGGAAGCTTGACGACGATGAAAGCATCGACCCCACCGTAGCGCAGCAGCTTCAGGCCGCTATCGACAGCAAGCAGGATACCCTCACATTCGATGATATGCCGACTTTAGGCAGCAATAATCCGGTCAAAAGCGGAGGCGTCTTCAACGCTCTGGCTTTGGAAGTGGCCGCAAGGAATACCGCCATAGAAAATGCCATAAGCGCTGCCATCAGCGGCGGCAGCATCTTTATCGCCAAGCAGAACGAGACGAGCTACGCGGACGTTATAGCCGCGAAGAACGCCGGGAAAACGGTATTTGCAAGGGCGACAGACGGCAGTATCTACGCCTACTGCGGAATGCTTGCGCAGGTGATCCTGTTCACAAAGATATGGACGCTCAACGCACTCATTTCAGCGAGCATAACGGTGTGTGACCTCTGGCTTCAGGACAACGACACGTGGTACGCGCATGAGGCCGCAATCGCTCCGCTCAATTCTCCGGCACTTACCGGCACGCCGACGGCACCGACAGCGGCATCAGGAACCAGCACGGAACAGATCGCCACCACAGGCTTTGCCCGGCAGGAGATCGACGGCGAGCTTGACCGTCTGGGCGTAAGCATTGTTGACGGCGCACTGTGCCAGACCTACAGCAGCTGAAAGGAAGGAGGATAAGATGATCAGCCTTATTGCAAAGAAGAATATCCAGTACAACGACGTCTACGTTTGCCTGTCTACCGACACGAAAGAGGAAGAAGGCTACGGCAACGGCGACGTCATGCTTGAAATGGACACCGGCAAGATGTTCATGTTCAACGAAGACGGCAGCGCCGGCAGCAAGTGGATAGAGCTCGTTATCGAGGACGAAAGCGAGGTGTAAGCGCATGGAGTTTTTGGCATATATCGCATACCTGCTGGCATCTCGCGCCAAAACGAGGATTGCAGCTGTCAATGCGGACCTGCAAGCCCTCAAACGGCGTATCGCAGACCCCGGATACCTCGAAGTCGTAGAGCTCGGCTTTACCATTGAAAGCGGCATTCTTTGCCAGATCATTCAGGGCGAAGTCGTAGACCCCGGTTATGAAGACCTTGAAGAACTCGGTTTCAGTATTGTAGACGGCAGCCTCTGCCAAGTCTACCCAGCATAAAGGAGGAAAAACATGAGTAAAATCACAAAGCCCATTGTCCTGAACGAGACTTTCGCCTCGAAGATGGACACCGCGAACGGTCATGCGAGCACTCAGGCGACGAACCTCGGAACCATCGGAACCAACGTCGCCGCGCAGACCGCCGAGCTGAACACGAAGCTTCAGGCGCTCAATGAGCTTCTCGAAGCAAAGAACCATCTGGACGCGCACAGAAACACCGCGCTCGACCTGCTCTCTGCTGACGCGAGGGCTGCTGTTCTCACAGACTTTGATACTCTGGTAGAGCTCATCCAGAACAATGAGCTCTCCGAAATCATGGACTACGGAGATCAGATCGCGCCTGCATGGGCAGACGGCGAGACCAACTATACCCCCGCGTTCAACCTCGTGCACTTTGAGGACGCTATCCTCGAAGATCAGGAGAGTATCCCTGTCGCCATCTTCGAGATGGACAAGGTGCTTCCGTTCGGCACGCAGTTAGACGCACCGGAGGCGATCTACTACTTCGCGGGCACCGAAGCGGCAGGCACCTATCATATCGGCATCGGCAGCGCCTACGGCGATGGCTGGGCTGTCACGAAGAGTATCCAGTTCACTCTGAACGTCGCTCCGGCTGAAGGCGACCAGCTCGTTATCAGCTGCGGCGAGAACAATGCCAACGACCCGACCAACGGCAGGACGTGGAACCTCTACGCGAAGGGCAGCACCGTAAGCAAGGACACCGGAACCACCTCCAACGGCACCGGCGGCACCAGCCTCGGCACTACCTCCACCGTAAACGCTCACACCGTAAACGGCAGAGTAAATGCCATTTCCCGCGTCGTGTACGGCTACGGACGCTGGAGCCAGTCCGGCATCAGGCAGTATCTCAACAGCGCTGCGGCTGCCGGAAACTGGTGGACTGCGCAGAACGACTGGGATAGACCGTGCAACTACGCTGCCACGAAGGCAGGCTTCCTCGCCGGTCTCGATGCAGGCGTCGCCTCTCACATCAGAGCTTGCAAGAACGTCACTGTCGCCTGCGATGCGGACGGCAACGCCGAGGACGTTACCTACGATAAGGTGTTCCTCGGCTCTCTGGAGCAGACCTACATCAACCCGCAGTTCGGCAGCGGTAAGGAAGGCGTTTACTGGGAGTACTACAAGAGGCTTCTCGGACGCACTTCCCCGGCTGCACAGGGCAGCACCTACAGCCGCCTGATCAAGTACGACCTCGCGGCAGGCTCGGCGCAGTACCGCTGGCTGCGGTCGGTCCATCGTGGCCACGCGACCACTGCGTGGAGTGTCCATTCGTCGGGCAGCGTGTACTCCAGCCACGCGTCCAGCGGCAGTCGGTGCGCCCCCTGCTTACGCATCGGTTAATCATGATAATCTCCCCGCGAACCCCTTCGCGGGGAGGAACTCTTCTGAATTGAGGGCGGAACATGGTAAGAGAAAAAGATCGCGCAAAATCACGCTTCGAGCTCGCTGACAAGGCTTTAGACCTTGCCGTATATACCTCGGATATCCTCGCAAATGACAAAATCTTCGACCCGAAGTACAAGACGGTCATAGACCGTATCGCGGCAGAGGCTACGATGATCTATCACTGCATCAGAGTGGCGAACGATATCAAAGTGCAGAGCGCGGAGCACAGAAACAGGGCCGCCGAAAGAACGCGGCTCCAGCGCGAGGCTCTTGCAAACATCGACCCCTTAAAGACAGATATCATGATCGCACACCGGCTGTTCCATCTGAAGGCGAAACGCATAAAGCACTGGAATGGACGTGTAGACGAGATAAGCGAGATGCTCAAAGGCTGGATTACCAGCGACCATAAGAAATACAAAGAGCTTGGGATGTAGGCTGCAAATCGGCGCAGAACCGCTGGCTGCGGTCGGTCAATCGTGGCAACGCGAACAATGCGTGGAATGTCAATTCGTCGGGCAACGTGAACAACAACAACGCGTACAACGGCAATCGGTGCGCCCCCTGATTGCGTGTTTACGCCCACATACGGCTTTCGCATAGCGAAGGTGCTGGGCGGCAGCAGATACGTAAGGAGCCGAGTTCCCAGCCGCAAGGCAAAACAATTTCGGCGTGATGCGCTTTCCTCTTCCGGGACGAGCGCCGCATACGCGCCGGCAACAATCTTTTAATCATGGATAAGGAAGACATCATTGGTTTTGAAGCACTGTACAACTCAATGATGAAGTGCAAGAACCGCGTCCGCTGGAAAGGCACGACAGGCTTTTACCTCCATCATTGGCCAACAGAGATCGCAAAGCTCGAAGACGAGCTGAAAAGCGGACGATATAAGCAGAAAAGCCCGAAGTTCTTCACTGTAACAGAACCAAAGCGCCGCGAGATCATGAGCATACATTTTAGGGACCGCGTATTCCAAAGAAGCCTCAACGATGTGGCTCTATATCCGCAGACGACAAAATCATTCATCAATGACAACTTCGCCTGCCAGAAAGGCAAAGGGACAGACCCCGCGCGTGACAGGCTGGTATCATTCCTCCGCTCCTACTACCGCAAGTATGGACGCGAGGGCTACGTGCTGAAGATCGACATAAAAGGCTATTATCCGAACATGAACCGGCATTTTGCCGAGGATATGCTGAAAGGCTACGTGGACGATGAGACATATCAGATCGCAGAAAAGGTGCTTTCGGATATGCCCGGAGAGACCGGCTATAACCCCGGAAGCCAGATCGTGCAGATCATAGGGATAACCGCGCTGGACAAGGTAGATCACTTTATCAAAGAGCAGCTGCGTGTGAAGTTCTATATCCGGTATATGGACGATTTCGTGCTGCTGCACCCGGACAAGGCCTTCCTTGAGAGCTGCCTTGCAGCCATTACCGAAAAGCTCGCGTCGCAGGACATGAAGCTGAATACGGGCAAGACCCGCATTACAGAGCTGTCGGACGGCATCCTCTTTCTCGGCCATATCTTCAGGATATCCGAGACCGGCAAGGTGTACGTTATCCCGGACCCGGCGAAGATCAAGCACGAAAAGCGGAAGCTTCGGCGCATGATCGCCCTCATGAGAAAAGGAGAGCTCTCGAAAAGAGACATTGACCGGCACTTCAAGGGCTTCAAAGCGTCGATACGCTACGGTAATACTCATAAGCTCATTCAGAATTTGAACAAATGGTATGACGCTGAAATGCAAAAAGGAGGCATTCAAAATGGCTGAAGTCAAGATCATCAAGCAGAAGATGGACATCGGTGAGAAGAAAGACGTCGAGAACTCCATCGCAAAGGCAGAGAAGCACGATGCGTTCATGGAATACATCGCCATCTGCGACCACCCGGAAATTCTTGAAGACGAGGAGGAAATGATCAATGAGTAAGTATTTCAACATCGCCAAAGCGAACTATGACAAGGGCCTGTGGAATAAGGCCATGATCGCCCATCTCGTGGAGATCGGCAGACTGACCGCTGCTGAATACGAGACCATCACCGGCGAGGTCTATCCCGCATGAACTACCTTGAAGTGATCGAAGGCCTTTGCAGGGTATGCACAGAGCTGGCGGAGATCGTAAGGCTTCAGGCCTGCGACCCGGCGTTTCACGCGGACGACGCGGAAGCACGCCTTGCAATGGCTACCGATCACTATAAAGAGATCACCGGAGATGAATTACTGGAGAGGAGGTAAAACACCATGACTGTAAGAGAAGCTATCGCAGCTGCGGACCTGCTGCGGCCTAATACTCTGACTGACGAGCTGAAGGCGCGGTTCGTGTACGAGCTGGACTGCGATATCGCAGAGCTTCAGGACGTGGAACAGCCTTCTTTCGTCTGGCCGGAAGAGGACGCGGAGCTGCTTATGCCCGCGCCTCACGACAACATCTATCCTCTCTACCTTGCGGCGAAGATCGACTACTACAATCAGGAGAGCGCACTGTACGCCAACGACATGGCGATTTACAACAGCGCCTATGAAGAGGCTCGCCGCTGGTGGAGACGGCATAACAGGCCGGCGTATACGGGGAATTGGAGAGTGATGTAAATGAGCATGAAACTTCCTGAAATTCCCTACGCTATGCAGAAGAACAAAAGCGAGATCGTGTCCATGCGCGGTATCAATTTCAGCGATATCCTTCAGGACGGCGACCTTGCCGACAGCAAGAACCTTTCTGCGCGCCGGTATCCGTATATCACGACACGCAGAGCGCGGGAAAAGCAGCCGGGTTACACTGGCTGCACCGCGCTTACTGCATGGGACAAGCTCATTGCCGTATGCGGAACAGACCTGCTCTATGACGGGAATGTTGTCGGGCAGGTCACCGCAGGCGAAAAGCAGTTCGTTGTCGTCAATACGAAGCTCGTTATCTGGCCGGACAAGAAGTATCTGGACTTAAAGACTTTGCAGCTGAAGCCGCTGGCGCAGGACGCTTCCGGCACCGGCGCGGAGTTCGAGACCAACAGTATCACTATCGCGTGGCCCGGTGTTGACTTGACAGAGCTCTTTTCGGAGGGCGACGGTATCAAGATCACCGGCTGCACCGCGCAGACGCTCAACAATAAAGACATCGTGATCAAGGGCATTACCGCGAACACGATCACGGTTACCGACGACACCTTCACGGCAGCGTCGGAACCCGGCACGATAACCTTTGACCGGGTAGTGCCGGACATGGATTTTATCTGCGAGAGCGAAAACCGGCTGTGGGGATGCAGCAGCGAAACGCAGACGCTGTACGCCTCCGCGCTGGGAGACCCGACAAACTTCAATGTGTTTCAGGGACTTTCGACAGACAGCTACGCCCTTGCGGTTGGCAGCGAGGGAGCCTTTACCGGCTGCTGCCGCCTGTCTTCCAGTATTCTGTTCTGGAAGCAGAACAAGTTGCACAAGATGCTCGGCTCTTACCCTGCCGAGTATTCGCTTTATACCTACGATATCGAAGGGCTGCGTACAGGCTGCCATAAAAGCCTTCAGGTTATCAACGAAGTTCTGTTTTACATGGGGCTCCACGGCATATACGCCTATTCCGGCGGCACACCGAGCCTTGTGAGCGCGAATTTCGGAGAAAAGGAGTTCACAGACGCAATCGCCGGGAATGACGGAGACAGCTATTACCTCTCCGTAAGAGACGGAGACAGCTATCGCCTGATGATCTACGAGACCAGAAGCAGCATCTGGGTGCATGAGGACGATATCCGCTGCGTGCAGTTCGCGCGTCTGGGAAAAGGAATGTACTTTGCTGACGCTGCCGGAGACGTTTATCTGGCGGACAACGGCGAGGACGACCCAGATATTGAATGGTTCGCGCAGTTCACGCCGTTCTACGAGACCATTCAAGGCAGGAAGGTCTATTCAAAGATGCTGCTGCGCACAGAGCTTCCGAAAGGCTCCTATCTCATAGCCGAGGCACGGCAGGACGGCATGGCGTGGCGTGAGGTAGGCAGAATTGCAGGCAGCAAGACCGATGTAGTCTCTATGCGTATTCCCCTTACCCGCTGCGACAAGTTCGAGATCAGATTATCCGGCAAAGGCCCTTGCGCTATCCTCTCTATCCTTCGCGAGTTCGGTATCGGAAGCGAGGTGTAGCCTATGGCGGCAGTTTTCCCGGAGAGAATGGACAGGCTCAATAACCAAGACCCGACTACTTCTCTATCCATCATAGAGCAGTATATCGCTTACATGACAGAGCGTATTGAGTTCTCCATGAGGAATATGACAAAAACGGTAAGCGAGGCGGGCATATCCAGCGCGGAGATGTACATCATCATTCAGGCGCAGGCGCAGATCCTCGCGAACCTTCAAAGCGCTATGGCCGCTGCGCAGGGCGCTATCACGGCTCTTCAGACGAACATGCGCACCGCGCAGACGGATATCGCAGATATGAAACTAAGGCTTGACGATCTGGAGCTTCCCGGTTTCAGCGTCGTAGACGGCAAACTATGCCAGACATATACCGAATAGGAGGTACGGATAAATGGCAGTGAAATGGGATGAAAAAACCGATTACAGTGCCCTTCTAAACGAGGCGATGAGTTCGGGAAGCACTGACGCAGCATATATGCAGAGCCTGTTGGATGCGCGTAACGCAAAGCTGCAAGACCCGAATTATTCAAAGTACAACAATCCTGAATACACTTCCAGCGTGCAGGATTACATCAACAATATCAACAAACAGTATCCGAGCTCTGGCAGCGGCAGCGGTTCCAGCTACAACCCTTCCGGCGGCAATACAAGCGGACTGAGCAACAACGGCCTTTACCGTACTGACACTGACTATGCAGCTTTGATCAACGCGGCTATGGAATCTGGCAGTAAGGACGCGGACTACATTCAGGGGCTTCTCAATTCCCGTATCGCGAAGACGCAGGACCAAAACTGGGCGCAGTACGGAGACCCGGAGTACAACAGGACGGTGCAGGAGTATATCAACAACCTGAGAAAGCCCGCAATCGACCTGAACAGCATTTTGGAGCAGATCAACAGCGCAATAGGCTCCGCGCCGGAACACTCTTCCCGCTGGGACGATACCGCAAACCTGCTCGCGCAGGCAGCGCTTGAAATGAATTACGGCGACTGGACACAGAGCGACCAGTATGCAGCTCTCGCAGATCGCTACGGCAGGCAGGGGCAAATGTCCATGCAGGATATTCTGGGGCAGATCGCAAGCCGTACAGGCGGCCTTGCAAGCTCTTATGCGACTACGGCAGCGAACCAGCAGTACAACGAGTACATGGCCATGCTCGAAGAAGTGGCGCGTCAGATGTACGCAGGCGAACGCAGCGACGCTCTTGAAAACGCAAAGCTCGCCATGAACTACTCTGACAGAGATTACGACCGCTATCTCGACGAGCTCTCCCAGTGGGGCGATAATCGCAGCTTCGCCG